ATTTATGGCAACAGGGCACACAGTTATCTTCACTACTGATTCCACCCTTACTAATAGGGATTAAGTGATCTATTGTGTTAGCTTCTTGTCCGCAGTAATAGCAAGCATTATCCATTGACAGTATCTTCTCGCGAAGTTTCCTGTAATGAGTCTTATCGTATTCTCTCCTCAATGCCAGCCCTTCTTAATTAAATGTTGCTCAGCTTTGCAAGCGCTGCCATTGTATCTGTGATCTAAGTAGCGCATATGCCATCGCACTTGTTGTCTTGGTGTAAGTGTGCGCACATTGTCATTACGCATTTGTGCTAAGCCATAGTGACTGCCATTACGAGCATTGGGATTGAACCTAGACTCTTGCCATATTAGGCGCACCCAGCATTGGGCTTCTTCTAATTCACCTAAATGATTCATAGCTACTAAAGCCCAATCTTGTTGTTGTCTATTAAGACCAAAAGCATTTACATCAGTTATTAATATTGGATTTGAAAAGAGGCCTAACACAAGCGATAGGCAAAGCCCGCCCCTTAAACTCTGGCGACGGGCTGCCTTCGGGCCCCGCCTTCGACGGAGTGTACTCACCTTGTCAAGTTGATTAACAAAACCGCAGGTCAGAGCCTTTTTCATTTATTCAATCTCCAATACTTTCTTCGGGTCAATGGAATTGCTTACGAACGCATCCCTCAACTTTTCCCTTCCATCACTATGAAACTTGGTAACTAAATATGGCTCTGATATATGACCTACTAACCAATCAACTATCTCCCCATTTGGATCAATAGCTGCATCATCAACATAATTGAATTTATCTAGAATTACTTCTCTAAACGATTCTCTTACCGATTCAACTATCTCGCTTGGATGATTGTCTTTTACCCATTCAACGAATTTACGCTCTGATATGACTTCCCACTTGAATTTAGGTTTACTGGTAGTCACATAGGCAATTACCTCGCCATCTAGCTCAGCCTTTACCCTATCGGCTCCAATGCCATCCATTTCCCCTTGTAATTGGGCTCTTAGCTCATCCTTACGCTTCTTAGCAGCATCCGCAATCATCGATATTGCAGCCAATTCCAAACTTAGCTTTTTTATGTCCATTCCAATTCTCCCTTTTTGCTTTTCGTCTAAAACGCATTTTCAGGCTATCTAAGTCGATTCCAGCGTCTAAAGCAATGAAATCTAATGTGAAACCCCAGTTAATTAGTTGCTCGACATACTCATCGGTATGCAGATTGACTTGCCGGGTATTGACTTGGCGCTCCCAGCGATCGTCACAGCAGTCGTTATTGCACCAGCAAGCCATATGGCCATCTGAATCATCAATGCAGTATGGACAATGTCCTACTTGTCTTTGCTCGCCCATCCGTCTCCCTTAAAGATAACTCCGGGGGAAGTAAATTGACGATCCATAGGCACTTGGCAAGGCTGACACCAGATAGTCGCATTGGTATAAAGGTGAAAACTTTGCTCAACAGTTACTTGGCAGTTAGGGCATTTGAAGTCATAAGTTGGCAATTTCGACCTCGATATCTTGATGTCCAGTAAAGATTTTGCGTCTAATTGTGTCAGTACCGGCTGCTATAGCACAAACCCGACACTTACTAGCCTTCATCTTCCAATTGCCACATTCGCAGCGCACTATGTCATCTTCCTTATTGGCTATCCGTTCGGCTGGATAAATGATTCGTTGCTCGAAGCATCGTTGGCACTCGACCAACCAAACTTCAGCCGGGCTATCCGGAACATCCGCGCAATCGTATGTCCGGATTAGCCTTTGGGCTGTGACGGATTTGCAGCCGGTGCATTTGAAAGGGTGAATGTCTAGGTTCATCACTTTATCTTTGCACTTAGTCGTTCATAGACTTCATAACAGTCTTGACAGACTTTTAGACCTTCCGGCCAATGATCAAAGCTGACCCATCCAAAAGTCTTCTCGCCACAGATGTCACAAATCATTCGTTGGGTCATTTCTTAAACACCCATTTACCATCTGAATCAATCTTCATCCATTTAGCCGGACATTGAGCCTCGCGTTCGCGGCTAGAACATACCCAGCCTCGATATTCGTTGCCCTCTTTAACGCCGGTCTTCAGAACCATTGCGCCGTGATTACAAATTGGCACTTCATCAGCTATCTCAGCACCTAATTGTTCAACCATATAATCGATATTATGATGAATTGGCGCTGGATCATCAGGGCGCTGTTCAGCAACAAATTCCGCTAACTTCTTGCTTGTCGTTTCAATCGGCTTGCTGTGTGATTGGTAAGGCTTTGAGCCTGCCGGCTTTGCATAATATCCAGCAAGGTTGAGAGCTCTGCCCAAAGCGCCCGTCTCTGCAAGTTCGAGCGCATATTGCTTGCTTTTTGACTCCGTTGATAAGCCCGTAGCAAAAGGAACCGGATCAGCTTCAGTTCGATATAACTCCACTTTGACGATATAGACATCGCACTCCTTTACTAGTGATTCTGCTAAACAATGGGTTTTGATTCTGTAGTCTGGAAAATCTTTAATAAATGCTTTTAGTCGGTCTTGCACTCCAACATAATCATCTAGGTAATTCGACATTTATTGCCTCCCGGCGGGCTGTTCCTTCGAGCCCGTCAATTAACTGTTCTTTTAATGAGTAAAAGGTTCCATCCGGCCATTGCTGGATGTCTTGAGCGCACTCTAAACAATAGAATCTAATTTGATTCTTTCGGTTTGGATGCTCGCTAACTACTTTCCAATAAGCCATCTTCTTTGCAGCCACATTTAATTCCTTGCCATTGGATAAATGCGCATATCTTGCTTTGCAATAGTCGCAATACTGGTGGGGGTTGTTATTCCTCAAGAGAGCCAAACTCGCTCCAATCGGTAAATCGGGTCGCACCCAAGATAGCGGAATATCCGATGAGATCGAGATACGAATCTTCCCGCATCGGGCTCTCCACCATTCTTGAGAGTTTTGTCGCGATAAACACCAATGCCAAGTCAGCTGGGTCTCTGAGCTGAACACCGAGGGCGCGACATAACTTGTAAATGCGTAATAGGTTGCATCGCGGATCACCATATTCGAATCCCCGGTCGTTAAGAGTATCCCGGGCCTTGTCAATCCATTCATTAAGGCCTCGATCGTTCAGCTCGTCCAACTGTCCGGCCCCTTTCATATCCGCGCTGAAAAGCCTTGTATTCGCGCACTTCGCATCGATACATAGCCGCCCAGACAATTGCGGTGGGTACGAAAATCATCAACATAAACAATTGGCTATCGGACATCTGCGCTCACCCCATAGGTATCTAGGAAGTAAGCTGAGATTTCAGCCCTTGATAAACGGCCCCTCGTAGAGCCTTTACGACCTAACTTCTCAACCGCGTAACGCCGGATGATTGAACCTTTGACATAGTTTTTGCCGTCTGTCCAAGCGCCGGCTTGAGTATCAAATTGAATTAATGCCGGTTTATTTATCATTTGCTCCCGTTTCTGTAACTGCTAAATGCAATTACCCGAGAACCATAAACCCCTAAATCGATTTAGACAAGTAATAGCCGGGAGTGTCGTATATCTATAAAGCCGACTGCCTTCTCGATACGCTCACTACCGGCGAAATCGGTCTTGGTAGGCAATACCTTCAAAACCCATTCAGGCTCGTTTAGAGCCCCTAAATCGAACTCGTAGATACCTTTTGGCGTTGCGTTGATATAAAGCGTCCTAGCACCCGTTCTAGCCCTTATTTCGGCCAAGTATTGCCACTTGTGCTGCTCAATCAAAAGCCGGTCGTAATGAGTCCTACGACACTTCAGCTCGATATAGGCATCGCCGGTTATGCCGTCTGCCCGGTCGGTCGCTGATAGTGGCGTTAAGTCCGGATATTCGGCCTTTAGCGCCTCAAACAGTTCGACTTCCCGGAAGTAAGTCAAATGTCCTCTTCGCCATCTTCCCAGCCAATTTTCCTTATCGGGTCATTGGCATCCACTACCCAATCCGGCCAAGAGCTACGATCCATAGCAAAGGCTAAGGCTGTGCCTTCATCCATCCCGGCGTTTCGGCAAGACTTGTAAATCTCTTGGCAAGCAATCGCCCAGTAATCAAGTTTTGTCGGTGGCTCTTTTGGCGTAATACGGCGGCGTTTAACTTGTTTCTTTGCCTTTTTCTTAACGGCGCGCTTTGCCACTTCTTACCACCTTTTCCCTTAGGACTAACTCAAGAGTGGATTCTAACTTATCGAGTCTCGAAATTAGTGGAAGGTTTTCGAGTTTTATTATGTAGCGAAGTCCGGCAATCAGTAAGCCGATAGAACCTAAAACAGACGCAACAAAGGCGGCAATTGCGTTGGCTTCCATTACCGCACTTTGCCGTAACGCTCGTAGTTAGGATTTAGCCAATTGATTATTGAGGGGATTACGCTCACCACAGCTGCATTGGCAATCGCTTCGATGTCTAATCCCACCGCTAGGTAAGTCGCTAGGGCTGTTGCTATAAATGTCTTTAGCCAGCTTTCGGCTGCCTTTTTTAGATCGTTTGACATTGCGTTCTCCTTCTAGGTCAAACCAAGACCCATCGTTGTCCCCGAGAGTTGTAAAACTAATATGGAAGTGCGAGCGATGCGGATTGGTTCCGCGATATTTACGCCATTTCCAATTCAATATAGGCGAAGCGATTCGGCCGTCAAATATTAAATACTTAATTCGCTTATCGCCTCGCTTGGCTAACCTGCGAATCTTCTCGACTACCGAGTGCGCTTCTTCCGGATGAGCTCCCAAATCGCTCGTGATATCGAGACCCCTAACGATTCCGTTTTCATCAGGGTTATGATCCGATTTACGAGCTGAGTGCCTAGCATCGCCTATCCAACCATCCGATTTTCTTGAGCGGTTTGGATAATCATCGTCCAGCTGTTCTCTTAACTGGATTCCGGCTTTGCATAATTTAGCCAAGACCCAATGCCTTCAAATCTTCCGCAGTTAAACCCAATGCCTCAAGTTTCGCCAAAGTTGATTCTTTAGCGCTAAGACTGGTTTCAACTATGGCATTTTGTCTTTCTGCATCGGCTTCGTATTGCGCAATTTCTTCGGCTGTCATTTCTCGAACCTCTAACTCACCTGAAATTGCATCATAATTACTAACTTTTAATGTTGTCATTTTGTCTCCTAGGATTTCTTAATTCCATAACAGGTAACATCACAAGTGATATTTCCTCCGCCATAAAGACCAAAAGAAATCCCATCATAAGATGTAGTTTGTCGATGAATACCCGCTCCATTTCGGGCCACAAAAACTGAACCGTTATCCCCAAAAGCGGTAAAATTAATAACAGTATGAGTAGATAAATAGGGATTACTTACCCAGACATAAGCAGTTAAATAATCATTATTACCAGTAGGGGGCGGGCAAATTCGCATTTCGTTCGCATTACTTTCGCTCATATTATTTGCCGCTCCGCCTGAGCCATATCCTGTTGCTGCTAAATAATAACTAGTTTGCGCATTTGTAGTTGAGGTACGCATACGCCAATGCAATTCATTATTTGTTGTTCCGGTCAAATTGCTTATTACAATCAAATAATTATCGTAAGTAGAAGTGAATAAATTATTAAAATTCGCAGTTCCTACACCACTAACACTTGTCTTTGAAATGAAAGTAAAATCTCCACCACCTGCGGTCGCCCATTTAAGCTTTCCGTCAACGGATGTATCAACTGTTAAAACTTGTCCAGTAGTTCCAACTGCTAATCGTTGAACAGCATCGGCAGCATCTCCAACAATCAAATCGCCTTCAGCATCGATTAATGATTTAGGAATTGCAGCGTTCGCAAGATCATAAGCGGACTTAACGCTTGCCGGAACAGCTGCCGTAGTTGTCGATGTGCTGGAAGTTGAATTTTCTAATTGAACTGCGCCTTTTTGTGCTGTCGTTCCATCTTGAATTCCAATAGTTACGGAGCCGCTTGAACCGCCACCCGTAATCGGAGAAGTAACTGCGACATTTGTTATATCGCCTTGGTCGTTATTTATCCAAGTGTAATCAAGGTCGGTGTTCGAATTCTTTGAAAGTATTTGGCCGGTCGTTCCGCCTTTAAGATCAACTAATGATGTATCGATTCCATTAGCAAGTGTGCGAATGGCAAGCGCGCCATCCTTAACATAATCGGTATCGGCTGGGGTTGTCCATCCGAAATTACTGGTTGTTGGCATTATGCTCCTTTACGCGACAATTGTAGCGTCCTCCCATATTAAAGAGGCGCTAAGTGTATTCCAAGTCTCCGCCGCGTTTACATCCTGCCATTGATAGGTTTGGATTGAGTAGGCGAACGGGGAAATGGTTAAATCGAGTTGCAGGGTGTTATATCCAGCTCGCCAAGTCCAGCCCTCGACAAAGCCCTCAAATTGACCATTAACCATATTTGTCGGAAGGTTGGTAATCCGAAGTGGCAAGCCCATAAATACTTCTAAAAGTGCATCGCGGTCATTGTTGTCGATTTCGGTCGAGCCTAAAGGAAAGGATATTTGCCGCATCGTATAAGTTGGATCTTTGCGAAGTGCTAAATAAAAAAGAGCCTGTTCCGTTGCGTCAGCTTGATTTTTCAGGGTTGTTGCAATTGTGGTCGCCAATCTGCCATAAATCGCAATTGAATCAGCATCTTCTTCTTTGTGTGTTGAATTGCCCGAAGTAGTGTAAGAAATGGTGACATCGTTTCGGACATCCCCAGCCCGCTTGCTAATTTGTAAACCGGGGCCGAAAGCGTGATTACCGTCTAATTCAACAAAGCCGTTGGCCGCCCAATAATCGGATCTATGGGTTGCATCCGCATAACCGATTTGGCCTTCATTATCCTCATATAAATAACCAAGCCCGGAAGTAGCCAATTTTGAAACAATGTTGTAAATGGTGTCATTTAAGTTATTTTGCGAATCCAAATCATAATCTCCGGGCCGGTCAATATCACCCAATCCACTATTTTCCGCATTTGCCCAAGTAACAGTCGGATCATAATCATTCCAAACCAAAGAGGATGATACTTCGTTCCATTGATTGTAAAGCAAGGTAGTAAGGATTGCGTATATTTGGTCGCCGTCTTGATCTGACGAAAGATTGCCCGTATAAATGGCTCTAGCAAGGCGAGCAAGTGCGCCAACGGCAATAATGTTAATTCTTTGACTTAAAGCCGTTGAACCAGAGTTTGCCACAACAATATTGACATCTGTAATAAAACCACCAAATAAAGTGACATAAGCATCAGTTGAATCTTTAACTTCGACTGTGACTGAATCATTGACATCATAAGTAATTTCAGATTCGTTAGTTTCTAATAAGGTTAGATTGCAATAACCCGCAATAGGCTGTGAATAAATATCGGTGCGTCCGGAAGTTATGGTCAAGCCCGCGAGGGTCGCTGAAGTCGCGGTAGTGCCATTGACTTTAACGCGATAGACAGGATTCCAAAGTGTCATACGGGTAAGTCATTGAATTGGCCAGCCCCGCCGCCAAGTCTCAAACTACTTTCATTAAGCGCATCAACCACAGCTCGGCTGAATCCCTCTTTATCAATTGCACTTGGGGCTGACACATAAACATTGATTTCTCGCGCTTCAGCCATTCTAAACGATCCGGCAGCAAAATTAGAAACTCCCACCGGCTGAGCTGCGGCGGCGGCTGCGACTGTCGCTGCGGTTGGAGTAGGTGCTACTGAAGCCGATGTTGAAGCTGTTATTGCAGCGGTTGAGGCAACGCTTGGAATAACTGCCGCTCCGCCGAATGGTAATTGGACTCCACCTACGCTGGATTGGGTTGTTGTGGCGCTGGAAGGTTTAGAAATTAAACCAATATCCGGCAAAATTGGAATTCGGTTGTATGCGCTGATAATTGCGTTAATTCCATCAATTGCGCCATTTACTAAACTCTTGATTCCATTAACAACCGCGCCAATAATATTGATTATGCCGGCGATTCCTTTTCCGACCCCGGTTATCGCATTTACTAAAGCGCCTTCAAATATCGGCACTAAATAGGTTTTAATGAAATTCCATAGGTCGCGAAGTGCTTGTTCATTATTTTTAAAAGCGGAAATAATGGGATCAACAGCAACGCTTTTAGCCCGTTGAAGCATTGGGATAAAAGTATTAACAATATAATCCATCATCTTTTGAATTATAGGTAAAAGAGCCGCTCCAACTGATTCCTTGGCTTCATCGAAACCAACTTTCAATCTAGCAATTTGACCCTCAAGAGTATTCGCTTGAACTGTTGCAGCACCGCCAAAAGTATCGGCCAATTGCTTCATAGTGCCATCAAGGCCAAGGGTCTTAATCTCTGCGGTTGATAAACCTATGCCTAGGCGAGCAAGGCTTGAAGTGTTGCCCTCATATGCTTTGCCAAGCGCGTTAGACACCGCT